AGTGATTGTGCCGTCTACAATATCTGCTGATGTTAGTGGTACTGCGCTTGGTGTTTGTCCTATGTATCCCATTTAAGAAATCTCCAAAACACTTAGCATAATATCCGCATCTCCATTGGCAGATGCCTTCGCTTCAAGTATCTCGCCAGCTTCCATTATGAGCTTGTCACCACTCAAGCCTGAAAGTGATGATCCAATTGGTAACGGAGTACTAGGAGCAAGTACATATTTGGTTGTACCACTCGCCCCAACTTTTGCTTCAACATTTACAGAACTTGATCCGTCTATGTTTGTGAATCGCATCCCTATGACCACTGCGCTAGTAGCTGCGGGGCAAGTGTATATCGTAGCTAAGACTGTTGTTAGCTCTGCTTGCGCTCTTTGATAAACTTCTGCCATTGTGTTGCTCCTTTAAATTATCCTAAAGCTAGGACAAGCCCGACACTTGCGCCTGCCGTACTGTTAATCGTAATCGTATCTGTGCCGGGGGTGTTCACTACTGACGTTGCACCAGTTCCCGTGATTGTGAGAGTATCTCGAACCGAATCTGCATCTATGACGTTGCTACCATCTGTTATGGATTTGAAACATTCCGTTGCGTATGTACCAGTGGTCGGAGCAAGATCAATATCTTGATCTGCCATCGTTATGGTTCTTACATTTCCCGTAGTAATCGCAGACGATTGGAAAGCTATATCCTTTGTGTTATCAGCATCGTCACAAATTCTAAACACATTATCTTGAACATTTGATACAGTCCCTGCCACAACATTGTTAATTTGTGTTTGTATATCCGATGTAACCAAACCAAGATAGCCAAACTCTGTGTTGGTAACTGATCCGTTGTGAATCTTGGTAGCATCAATTGCCGCTGAAGAATTAATATCAGCGTTGACCAATGAATTATCCGCAACCTTTGCAGACACTACACAGTCAGGAGATAAATGTTCTGAATCAATACTCCCTGCTGCGTAATGTTGTGAATCAATAGCATCATTAGCTATGTGGGCAGAGTCTATACTCCCGGCTACATAATGCTCTGAATCAATTGCGTCATCCACAATCTTAGATCCATCCACTGAATCAGCAGACATATGAGCTAAATCAATACTTCCATCAGTATAATGTTCAGAATTAATTGCATCATCTGCAATCAATGTTCCATCAATAGCGTCAGCAGAGATATCACCAGTTGATATAGTTGAATTGGCTATTTTTGCTGACGTAATAACACCAGTACCAACTGTAAGTACACCCGTATTCGACAAAGTTGCATCACCAGATACGGCTACGTTACCAAAGTCAGTACCATCCGCTACCATTATGTGTGTATTAGTAGCCACTAAAGTATCATCAACAAAACTTGTCTTTGCTGGAGTGACCGCATCATCTGCCAAGTCTGCCGTGTCAACATTACCTCCAGCCTCTAGCGTATCTAAACGAACATCCTGTGCGTTAGTCTCAGTAATAATTTGGTCGAGTTCAGCATCAATCTTTGTAGCACTGATGGCTACTGGAGGCATGGAATCCCTATCAGTCTCGAAATCATGTAGTCTGGTTAGTGTACTCATTTATTCCCCTTAATCATTTGCTCTGAATCCTGCGTTAGCATATTTAACTCCGTAGAAAGCTATGCTGATGTCTGTCTTATGCGTAGCTGTGAATGAAAACTTAACAGCTCTACCCATCCCAATCATTGGGATTAATACTTTATTAACGTCTGGGAAATCCCAATAACCTGAGTCCCATTGAGATACCTCCCATTCGCTAAGCGTTGTCTGCAAGTAGAATGTTTTATACGATGTGCTATCAAAATCAAAACTAACATCTAAATTAAACAAACCTGCAGCCCCACTACCCTTGAACTGAAAGTACTTAAACATTTTCTTAACACTAATGTTGTCAAACCATAACCAAGGTGTATCCCACTGCCAAGAAACAGGGACGTTGTTATGCCCATCTCCATACACATCTTCTCCAGAAGAGTTAACATACTCCCTGTAAACTCTGCCATACTTCCCAGCGCTAAGAATATTATCATCAGGGGTGACTACTGACTGGTAGATCGTAATATCTCTATCTTCCATCCATGATTTGATTTCATAATCATAAATATAACGTCTATTGATAGACGGGATGTTCACCCAAAATTCATTCTCTGATTTATGATTAACAACATTAACCTCGTCTTGATTGGAAACAGCTTTAAGCAATGGGTTAATTCTGTCACGGATATTATCACTAAGCTTTCGAGTCTTGAGCCCTTGTACAATCAACTCATTCTTAATTGAGTTCAAGCCGCCAGTTTCAACCAAGTAGTTGTCAAGCCCTACCTCGTCCATAGCACGATGACTCATTGCCCCGGTATTATAGACAGTCTTATCAATAGCTATGTCTGAGAATGTTGCTGGGACAGTGTAAGTTACTATATGGTTTTTCAATGCAACAATTAAAGCGTTAGTCTGTCCTAGCCTATTCAGTCCTGTTATAGTATCACCACGAGCTAACACGGCAGCGAGATCAATATCTATGTAGTCTGAAGCAGTAGACCAATCATCCTCATCATCAACCGCAGACCCAACAAACTGTGTCTTTCTATTTGTAATGCCAGAAAACCATACTCTATTGTTAAGAGAGAAAACATACTTAGCTAATGGGGGGTTATCTAACAAATCAATTGCGTAATACCCAGTGTGTGTTGATGGAGGTGCCGCACCATCGTTCAATGCTCCAGTTGTTTCTTGGTGGTTAACACCGAGAGTTAGCGGAGAAGCATTTTGTAATAGTAATGATCCTGATGTTTCACTATAGTAAACGTTCCAACCTGTCGCCCCTTGTAATGCAGCTAATGCTGTGACATCTAATACATCATTAGCTGCTACGACCTGAGTTGTTTCAGGTGACGGTATTGATTCACCGCCAGCAGTAACATATGTAACTGATACGTAGTATGTCCTAAGAGATTTAGCCCCAGAGGTTGTAGTCCCTGTCGCTGTAGAAGCAGGCTTAGGTGTGTATCCATACTTGAACGCTGGGTCTGTCCCATTGGTAAGGATCATCTTGTTGCTTGCCATAGCCCAGTTAAGAGGCGTGTCTGCAGTTAGGCCAGTCTTCACCACCACATCAAATGCCCCTGTTGATTGGGTGTAACGCAACAACCTTGTGTCAAACTGTCCTAGTATTTCATAGGTGCCGGGGTAATCGCCTTCATATACAGCAACCATGACACACGTTGGGCCAGCCTTAATAATGTCGTAGATTAAATCTTGCGTAGCATCTGCAGCCCAGCCAGATCCTTTAGTGTTAGTCGCAAATGTATTTGCTGTAGCACCGGGGGTAGAACTATCAGCCCCAACGTCAACGGAATTACTTGCATCACCACCGTTGTACTCAATAGCAATACAATAATCAGCAGTGGTTGAGGTATATGGCTCCTCAAATGTAAACTCTGTTAAAACATATGAACCAGTAATGTCAGCAGGATCTAATAGAATGGACTCTGCCAATGCACTGCCAGTTGGGACTGCTGTGCTACCAACAGTACCAGTAGCTAAATAAATCTTTGCTTTCAATCCGCCAGTAGGCAATCCTGTCTTCTTTAAGTAGAACTTCACTGACTGTATATCCTGCCCAGTTAGTGCTACAGAGACACCTAGTTCCTCATTGTTTCCGAGGTACATTGACATGACATCATCACGGTTTAGAATGCCATACGAATCAATACTGTTACCAGCAGCATGTTCAGCGGCAGTAGCATTAAGGAACGTTCTCCCTCTACGCTTACTAACCTCACCATTCTGAGCAACACGTGAGTTCTGTAACTCAGTAGCAAAGTCAGAAGAGATGTTACCTTCGCCGACAGCAATATCAAACAAGCCCTTGTTGTTGGACTCGAATATCTTTTGTCTTAATGGCATCTAGTATATTCCTTGAATAGTGTCACGTTCCTTATAATTCTTTCTTGTCAACGGACGAAATCGAACTGAACCACGATTACGTGCTTGGACTTTCTTAAGTAAGTTGTTTGCTAACGCCATCTCTCTGTCACGCTTAGCAAAGTCTTGATCATACTCAGCATACTTACCTTTAACCATGTGCCGTATAATTACTTCTTGATGTGGGGTGGTATCGGAGTCAGAACTCAAATCGGACAATTCTTTTTGGTACCAGTAAGTCAGCAATAGACCAGCTTCAGTTGAAGTAGGTACAGGGTTAACTCTGATTTGAGATACCTGAGAGGCATCGCTCCCCCAAGGAGTCCATATAGTAGGTGTACCAGTGTTACCTTTAATTAGCTCACGCTGGAATTCCTGACTAGTCTTAGCCTTGAACACAAACACATCAGCACTATCTATAAAGAATCTTTCGCCGACAATGTTGTTAACATCAACATCAGCGGCTAAGGTATACGTTGATGTGGCATCAACTAGTGTTACGTCTGCCGTAGTCTTTAGGATGTTAAACCTGCCAAGAATGTTTATCTCTTGGATAGCTTCATTGATGTAATCAAGTATGCGCTGCTTAGCATCATTGACTAAGCTTGAGCTTGAATCTAATCCCAGATCTCTTAGTATTGGATTTCTTATTGTGGCTAGAGACACGACCCCTCCATTACATGTTTCAATGCGTCTGCCCAGAGATCAGCTCTGTCTACCGCATCAAAGTTTTTAACAATATACTCACGTGCGTTTTGACCTATCCTTCTACGTAACGCATCGTTATCAATTAATCTTTGAACCATTCTTTCGCACTCTTCTGGAGTGTCATACAGGAAGCCAGTCACCCCATGTTCAACCACCTTTGAATAAGGGGGAATGTTTTTCATTACACATGGGACTTCTAATGCTGAATACTCCACCCACTTGATTGCACTCTTACACTGATTAAACAAATCATCTTTAAGAGGGATAATTGCTATGTCTGCATTAAGTAGTGCTTGCTTGTAAGGGTGAGCTGGTGTAGACACCCAAGCATGAAACTGATATTGCTTCTTTGGAACATTCTTAAATACTCCAGAGAACTCATGCCCACAAATCTCAAGCTTAACGTTCTTGTTCTTGGCTGTGATGTTTTCAAACACTGGCTTAACCTCAACCAAGTCTTGGTAATGAGAACAACCACCATGCCAAGTTACACGTACCGTCTTATCCTTGACAAGCTTTACGGGCTTCCAAAGTTCAAGATCAATACAGTTAGGAAGAACAATGACGTTGGAATTAAACTCACTGTAATACTCAGCCAATTCGGGAGTTGTAACCGTGATAGCGTCAGCGAGTCTAAGGCATTCCTTAGCAGCTTCTGTCTTATGTTTGTTTTTAGTGATGTCAAAATTATTTTCTCCATCTTGCCAGACAACAACCTTTTTACCACCCATTGTGTAAGAAATGTTTTCCAACCCCATGTCTCTATAGTGCGGGCTTAATGGGTTTAACATAAAGATGTTATCATCGTGATCAACAATAACTTTCTTAGGTGGCGTGTGGGATTTTAATAGCTTGATCAAGTCAAGCATTTTTTCGCTGGCTGCTCTTGGAACAATTGCTACGTCACAATCTTGAAGGAGAGTAAACAAGTCACTGTCCTTGCAGCCAACGCCGCCTAGCGCTGCGTCTATGCCAAACTTCTCGTTGATAGATGCTATGGGTTGGACAACCCTATACAGGGCGCACGCTCCATCATCCCTTACTACTCCACATACCCTAATCTTTTCTGATTCTTCTTCGTCAAACCCAATTTGGTGATTCGTCATCTTTCCATTCTGCCACCACCACCTACGCTTTGTACTGCGGTAACAGCCTGATCCCCCATGTGATACCTAGTATAATTATTTTTAGGATCTAAGATCTCTTTAAGGAAAGCAAAGTCTCCAGCATTATCCTTTTCAAACACATTTGCAAATCGCTGGAAGACATGATTTTTAACTACCATACAGCTACCACCAATTTTCCCGTATGTAGGCATAGTAGCCATCTCCTCGCCTAAGTAGTTCCATCTATCTTTGCCGCACGATGTATACTGCATTTTAAACAGAACTATATCTTCATCACGTTGCTTTAACTTCCTAATGAAGTCATCATCAATTATCTTATCGTCATCATCTAAAAGTAAAACGTAGTCACCTTTGATTATCTTGCGATGCTTATTAAATAATCCGTTAGCTGCAAGCAACCCAATACCATTCTCGCTCTGGTCATGTATTATGATTTGATCCCAATCACCATCGGACTGATTAGAAATAGAGCGTTGATTAATTGCTAGCTTCTCTTTGCGCTTCCAAGTTCGTGTGACTATTGTTAGAAATCCGTGTTCGGGTTGATCCCATGTGTTTCCATTCGTATGGTTAGCAAATGATAATCGTTCTTCAGGGACATCAATAATATCCCCTTCCATCTTCATAAAGTTTCCAGTCGTTAACAAGGCCACTTCTCCATTATTGCTTTAGGTAAATAATCTTTAGGCTTAACGGATTCCCCCTCGAACGCACCGTAATCATTTAAACTTATTTCACACTTCATCTGTATTGGTTTAGCATTGATTTCACGGCACCTGAATACTTTTCGTTTCAAGTCTTTACATTTTGCTAAGCGTAGCTCCATGCTGCCATCAATGAACATACCCTCAGCACCAGCAGTCTCATCGTATAAAGTCCAATCCAATTGGTCTAACAAGTCCTTCCCTAACATCCTCCAAGGGCCAGCAGTTTCTCCAGACCTCTTGCAAGTGTACCCCTTCCAAAACTTAATTCGCCTACCTATCGTATCGAAGATGTAGTAGTCTAAAGTCCCAAGGAAGTTAACACAGCTGTAATCAATTGCTGTCTTGTAGCTGTCGAACAAACTTCTGTTGACTATCTCATCTGATCCTGTAGCCATTACGAAGTCTGGTTCCCAGTCTTGCGCAAACCGCACACCGCAATTAAACTTTTTCCAGTATGGTTTGTTAGGATGCTCTAGGTACTCCCAACCGTTTCTAGTGGCTAGCCGCCTAGAGCAGTTCCCCTCTGAGCCAACAGCTATCAATTTTATTTCCCAATCACTCTCCAACTCCTCTACTAGCTCTTTATAATGAGATAGCATTGAATCTGACACTGATGGTCTGTTCCATAAAGCTGTTACGATTGCCAGCTTAATACGAGTAGGCACGCCTATACCAATCTATGGTCTCCTCGAGTCCACGTTCAAGTTGCTTTAAGTCTGCACCACACATCCCAATTGGTGCTAGAGTTGATGGGTCACCTAACACAACACTATTAGACAACTCCCCTGCTCTCATAGGGATGTGTTCAACGCCAGCATCATTACCAGCAATGTCATTAATCATATTAGCAATGTAATTAACTGATGTACGTCTGCCAGTACCACCTTCCATCACTTCTGAATAACAGCCGTGTTCTTGTATGACAGACTCACACAATATCTTTGCAGTATCTTCAACATAAATCATATCCATAACCTGTTCCCCGTCACCATAAATCATAATAGGTTCTTTGTTAAGAGCCTTTACTATAAAGTTGGGTGTAATCTTTCTCACAGGCTTGTGCTTCTGATACCTCCCGTATGCGTTCAGAATACGTACTACCGTTATCTTCGTCCCTCGTTCTTTGTTGAACATTAAGGCGAATCTTTCTGCTGTAGTTTTGCTTATTGAATAAGTGTTGTTCATCCAATGATTGCCTACTGCAATTTGCAATCCTCGAATACCCTCTGGAAACATTGAGCATGGTACGCATGCCTCCATAACATTTAATGCACCGTGGATATTAGTATCAATAGAAGGGTGCGGGTTGTTTACTGTTTCCATTGTACCAAGTATGCCAGCTAAGTTCATAACAGCATCACACTTGTACACTGCTTCCATTACTACTTCTCTGTCACGTATGTCACCATGAATAAGCTCAACACCTTTCCAGTGTTCAGGCTTAACCTTCTGGTGTCTGTCCATTACTACTACGTCATGTCCGTGTGTTAATAAATAATCAACACAATGTCTACCAATAAATCCAAATCCTCCAGTTACAAGGATGCGCATATAACATTCTCCATCATACTATACGTTTCTCTTGTCATATATATTTCTTGCTATCGTTATCTGATTTGAATTCAGGATGGTCAAAGAAGAAACGTTCAACACACTTCTCCATAGCCTTTTGATCACCATGTAATATGTCACGATACTTGTCTTGAGCTAAGAAGATGTTAGGGATGGTTCCCTTCTTACGCATAGTACGTCCGTCAGTCCAACCGTTGTCGCCATACTTGCGATCATTGTTTGTAAGCTCAGCTACATGACTAGTATCCTGTATGTGTTGGATACCATACTGCTTGGTTAGCTGGTCAGTCTTGAATCTAGTGGCGATTGCGCCTATGTTTAGTTCATCACGTTCCATCAATAATAGCCCTTATCTTGTCCAATATTCCAATCTGATCTTTATTGAATTGACCTGTTCCATCTCTACGCTCATAGTACCCACGCTCTTTAGGGTTCGTTAGCCCTTGAGGAAGTACATCACCACGTATTAAAGCATCCCCACGTGTCGTCATTAAGTATGAGGCGAAGTCTTGGAAGTTTGATCCAGTGGCTCCCCCATTAATAGCTTGGTCAAAAAAGAATTTTTCTTCTCTCAATTGATCTGGAGTCAAGCTCCTCACCAACTCTTCCTTTAAATCCATAAACTTTTTGTTGAACGGCTTACCATCTTGAGTAATGCCACCCATCTGATGCAACAGCTCACCAATTAAAAAATCTTTTTTCTCATCTATACCGCCCATCCTGCTCTTGCGTAATTCAATACGCAAATTGTCAGGGTTCCCCGGTGCAGGCTGTCCGGGTGGGCCTTGCTCTCCCGGCTGAAATGTTTCCCCAAACCCCGGCCCACGAATATTGCCCAATCTTATGTCAACAGGGGTTTGTCCAAACGCTTTAGATAGCCCCGGCCTTTCAGACCTTAATTTTTCAAATGCCTTATCGACTTGCATTCTATTTAATGTC